TTTGCGAAGCTGCTTGGTGAGTTGCGAGCATCGAGCGATCCGCTGGTCAAGCGCCAAGCCAAGCCTATGTCTGAAATCACAAAGACCGAGGCCCAAGCCGCGCTCGACCGCATGGCGGCGGAAGGGCCATGGGCTCCAAAGCTGAGTGCTGCGGCGCGCGCTACGATCCGCGAAGCAACCAACCCGATCGAGACCGAGGAACAACTCAAGGACTGCCTGCGATGAGCACCCCGATCAATATCAACATTCAGCGCCGCAAGGATGATCCAACGATCTATTACGCCTGGCTCGGCGACGGGGAAACCTACCGCGAATACGAGATCGAGGCCGACGACTGGAAGTTGGCGCAAGAGCAGGCGCTGTCGCTGTGGGCCGCTGACGACGCGAAGGAATCCATCGATGAGGAATAGCGCGATCACGATCCTCCTGACGCTGGCCGGCCCAGCTGCCGCGACGACGATCATCCAGCCCTGCGGGTCTGTGGTTGATGCCGACCCGGCCGGCTACTGCCATGAGCGCTTGGCGCACCGGCCCGACATGATGCGTGCGACGCCTGAGGCGCGAGAATATGCTCGGCAGAAGTGTTTACTCGAGCAAAGATTGAGGAGCGGACGATGAGCGATATGGTTGAGCGGGTTGCTCGGACAATTTACGAATCCCATAATTTTGTCGAATCTTGGGATTCTCTCAAAGATGTATGGAGGCCGGCGTGGCTAGAACAGGCTCATGCTGCGATTGCGGCGATGCGTGATCCGACTGAGGAGATGCTTGAGGCTCCGGATGATGGGGATACGAATCCTAGGATGCGGAGGTATATCTGGCGAGCCATGATTGATGAGGCGCTGCGATGACTGGCTGGCGTGAGTTGTTTTCGAGCCCCGTAGGGGTCACGGCTGAGCACCTGGCCCAGATGCGCGATGATCTGTCGGCGCTGCGGCGCGTGTGCCGCGAGAGGCTGGCGGTTGCTGATTTCCTGACCGCGCAGCCAGCGATGGAGAAGTTTGCCAGCCTCATCGCGATCGCGGAGAGCCGGCTTCAACGTGAGGCGCTCGATGAATCCGCGGATTGATCCCGCCGAGATCGGCGGGGACGCGGCGCGAGTGGATTTGGGCGCGGTGTTCGCCGGCGGGTTCCGGCGGGCGCAATCCATCGAGCAGCGGCTGATCCAGATCGGCGCGCGCGGCAGGATCATGCGGGTGCTAGTAGTTAGATTGCGGCGAGGCCGCGCAACATGGAGGCAATAATGGCTCGCAAAAAGAAAGCCGGTGCGCGGCACGCTTGCGGGAAGCTCCGTCAGCCTCTGACGCCTGAAAAGCTCGCCAAGGATGCGGAGACCCAAGCCCAAACGATGGCGACGGTCTTGGCGCAACCGCATCGCCGCGGCTCGACTGACCAACGCTGCGAATCGGCGCTGGGCCGCTTTGTCCTGGCCCAATGGCTGCGTTCCGAGGTCTACGATGCAGGATTGTCCTATGCCGCTCTCATGCGCCGCTGGCGGGCCGCGCGCGGCGTTCCTGTCGATCTGCGGCTTGGCGTCGGCGGCGATGGGGATGGCCCGTCAGCATCTACGGTACGCGGGTGGGCGGATGAAATCGCGTCGATCGAGCATCAAGTGGTCGCGGCGTCTCCCAGCGGGTTCCTTTCCATGCAAACGCTGGTCTTGGATGAACGGGATATCCCCTCAGCCCAATGGACAGAGGCAAGAATTGCTCTGGTAGAGCTGACTTATGCACTGGGGAGATTGCCTGTCAGCGCCCATCCATTTGTTGGCTTGACGCCTGCTCGCAAAACTGATACGGAAAAGGCAATCCAAAATTCGTATTGCGCCTAAAGCGCAAATCACCACGCCCGGGGCAGAAATGCCGCCGGGCTTTTGCGTTTGGCCGGTAGGAGCCCGGGACCGTCATCGCTCGCGGTTATCACTTGAAGCTCGGCTCCTGGCAACGCTCCGATGAGCGCCGGCCAAACCTATCCGCTGGATGGGCTCTGTGGTAGGACGCCCCATCCGGCGACCCAGCGAAATATCAGCTTGCAAATTCAAAATTTGTAAGGTTGCAAAAAAGTGATTCTTGACTTTTACAAGAATCGCCCTATTGCCTTTGAAGGCAGCCATGCGCCGGATCAACCCAAAGCAGTCGAAAGATTGCAGGCGAGCAATCGCAATTATGGGCCGGGGGGCTGCCGCATTTTTTCGAAGAGCTATATAAAATATGATTGATCTTCTGTAAGAAGACGTCCGTCTTGCGGTGGAACAAGCTTAAGCCCGCAACTGAAATAGTTACCATACCTATGGTATATTATTTTTCTTAATATCTCGCTATATCGAGCTTCGCAGTTTCCATAATAATCTTGCTCTATACCGAACGTTATAGCTGACGCTATTATGTCAGCCAACTGTAGCGCGGCACAAGCCGCCGCCAGATGAGCCGCCGGCATCTAAACCAACAAAGACCAAGAAACCCGGCCCATGAGCCGGGTTTTTGAATCATGGAGTAGAAAATGCACTTTTTGAGAATGTCTTTAATCCGACTGTTAGCAGGTAAGATGGTGGTTGCCATCAATGTGCGCACGGTTCCGATTAGCTTTTTGTCACATGACTGACCTGCTACGGCTGCTCAATATTATCTCCAACCTAATGATGAGGATATTCGATATGTCCGCAGAACTCGACACCGTCAAGGCAGAGCTAGCCGATCAGGCCATTGTGATCGCCGACCAATCCGCCAAGATCGATTCCCTCCTCGCCATTCCCCGCGCCGATCCGGCGGACGTAGCCACCATTGCCGAGATTGCCACGGCTGTTGCGTCAAACGGCGCCGCGCTGTCCGCCAATACCGCCAAGATCAACGCCGCGCTGACGCCGGTGGCATAAGCGTAACCTAAACCATAGGAAGCCACATCAATATGGCGACCGCAAAAAACCTGAAAAAACCCAACGCAAGCCGGGAAAACGGTAAACTTGGAGGGCGTCCCAAGGGCGCTCTTGGCAAGATCACCACGGAAATACGCACGTTGGCGCAGAAGCATGGGCCAGCTGCATTTGAGCAGGTGGTGCGCCTTGCGGAGACCGCGGATACTCACGCTGTCCGCCTTGCTGCCGCGAAGGAAATCCTCGACCGCGCCTATGGCCGATCCCCGCAGCCGATTGAGGGCACGGAGGACGGCCCCCCGGTTGCCTTGCAGGTGTCATGGCTCCCTCCAAGCGCGTAGTCATCCCTTACGCGCCTCGGTCGATCTTTGCACCATTTCACGATCGCTCTGAACGCTTTGCCGTAGGCGTTGCTCACCGCCGGGCCGGCAAGACCGTGGCCTGCATCAATGACAAGGTGCGCAAGGCGATCACGTCGCCCAAGGCCAATTATCGGGCGGCCTATCTCGCGCCATTTCGGAACCAGGCCAAAACGGTCGCGTGGGAATATCTGAAGCATTACAGCCGGCCTTTGCTGGCCAAGCCGCCGAATGAGAGCGAGCTTTACGTCGAGCTGCTGAACGGGGCGCGGATCTGGATCAACGGCGCGGACAATGCGGAGGCGTTGCGCGGCGGCTATCTCGATGATGCGACGCTGGACGAATACGCGGACATGGCCCCGAGTGTTTGGGGGTCGGTGATCCGACCCATGCTGGCGGACCGATCGGGCTCGGCGACATTTATTGGCACGCCGAAGGGGCGCAACGCATTTTGGGAAATCTTTGAGCGGGCGAAGGGTGACCCCGACTGGTTCACGTTCATGTTGCGAGCGAGCGAGACGGGGATATTGCCGCCGGAAGAACTGGCCGCCGCCCGCCTGGACATGACGCCAGAGCAATATGAGCAAGAGTTCGAATGCTCGTTCGATGCGGCGATTCTGGGCGCCTACTACGGCAAGGAGCTTGCCGAGGCCGATCGAGCAGGGCGCATCTGCAATGTCGAATATGACCCAGCGCTGCCCGTCCACACGGCTTGGGATCTCGGGATAGGCGACAGCACCGCAATCTGGTTTTGGCAGGCCAGTGGCCGCGAACTGCGCGTCATCGACCACTATGAGAGCCACGGCCAGGGATTGCCTCATTA